GCACCACCTACGGCAGCAGCACTTCCATCGGTTGCTAAAATGGCAACGGCAGCCGCTTCACTACCAGATATGTAAGCACCAATAGCGGGGATTAATTCTGGAGCAAAAACGGCAACGGCAATCACCGCAACAGGAATAAAAACTTGAACAAAGTCTTTCCATCCCCAGTATTCGGGTAACTCGGTGACAGGATTAATGGTTTCTAAACCACCATGACTTTTTAAAATTGCAGCAGAAATAGGCGATAAATGAACTACCAATGAATCGTTTGCACGACCAGAGTTTTTAAGTAATTCAATGATGTTATCGTTTTTCATGTTGGTTTAACTTGATTTTGACCCATGTATTCTTTAGCAACTTTACCCATCATCACAAAAAGAGAAATCATTCTGTAATCCACTTGTTGTCCAGCTTGTTCTGGGCTAATAATTTGATTGTCCGAAGCCATTTTGATTAACTGTGGATACAGTTGAGGTTGCGTTACTGCTTTTTTTGCCATATCCCCTAACTGAACAAATATCATCGGATTCATTCGTGACGATTGCAAACCCGCAATCATCATATTTTTAAATTGAGCTGAAACCTTTTCCGTTGACGGATTTTGCGGATTTTCAGAATTTTTTTGGGGTGGGGAAGTTGGATTTATTGGCATCATTTTGTTTTCGATGGCACACTGGTTGCTAAAGTACTATCGGTTGCCAATATCCATGAGATAGTTGGCTCATCCCAAACCCAATTACCTTTAGTCGTTGGCATCTTAGTTGGTGCTTCCCAAAGCCAAGTAGTTGTGTTTAATATCCATGATGGAAAAGGTTGCGGAGCGTAAAACACATCGTTTTTGGCATCATAAGTATCGCCAATACCCGCATAATTACCTCTTAATCCAGGAGTTTTATCTGGATTACTTGCACCTGGTGGATAATGAAGGTTGCCACGAGTGTTATAACTAGTTTGTATCCAACTAGCCTTGTTTGGGAATTTATTAATAACATCTTGTTCAGCCACAATAACATCTTGAACAATTCCATTAATTACTAAAGCAAAGTGACTCATGCCGTATAACTCCCTGAAGATATAAATTTAATAATTGTATTACTAGCTTTTGTTGTAATAATAGGAGAGCCAGTTGTCACATTTGTAAAATTTGCAGTTGGAACAGAAATAATAACCACACCAGAACCACCCGATGCTCCACTATAAGGAAATGGACCAGATTGCCCCCCACCACCACCGCCGCCGCCTGTGTTTACCGCTCCAGTAACCGCAGTACCACTACCAATTCCACCATCGCCACCGCCACCAATTCCTCCAACACCGCCCGCAGCACCAGTGCCGTTAGCTGCGCCTCCACCACCGCCGCCAGCATAATAAAGGCCTGTGCTTGTAATTGAAACACCTGTAGCAATTGCAGTTGTAGCATTATTAAGGTTGTATGTTCCAACACCACCTGTGCCAGTTCCAAAAGAATTTACAACTGTTCCAGCAGGTATTCCAGAGCCTGTTATTTGCGTACCAACAACAATAACTCCTGTTGTAACTGCTGTAATTGTTAAAACCTTGCTACTTCCAGTTGATGCAGTTCCAGAAAATGCAGTTGTTAAAGTATTTATAGAGCCTGAACCGCCTGCGCCGCCGTTAAAAGGTCCTGTATTATTAAAACCAGCCGTTCCCGCGCCGCCACCACCATTACCAGAACCAGAACTACTAGAACCATTATTGCCCTGTCCAGTAGTTCCTAAACCCGCCGCATTTGATGATGCTGCCCCGCCACCAGATCCACCATTTTTACCTGGATCACCATTACTTCCGCAACCACCACCACCGCCGCCAATTGAAGTAGCAATAGTAGATATTAATGAATTTGTGCCATTTCCACCAGCCGTTGCATTATTTACTGCGCCAGCACCGCCAGCACCAACTGTTACTGTATAAGTAGTGCCAATTGTTAATGTTGCTGAAGCTGAAAGTAACCCGCCCGCACCGCCGCCACCACCTTGTTGATATCCACCACCACCACCACCAGCAACAACTAAATAATCAGCAGAATAGGTTGTGGGTGCAGAAGGAGTAAGCAAATTTAATCTGCTAAGTATCGAACTCCGTCTATTGTGGCGACCCAGTGACTTTAGCATGGCTTATGCCCCATCGCCGCACGTAATGTAAACAGTTGAGTTAGCAGAAGCCACACCCGTAAAGAATGACTGTGTATTAAAAGTAAATATTTGATTTGTGTAAGGTGACAACGGGATAGATGGTCCTGTTGTGGTTACTGTGGCTGCGGCTGCGTTGGCGAGTGCGGCAGTAGAACCCACACCTAAAAACACAACGGCATTACCCGTGTTCTGAATTAAATATTGATTACCCGAACCACCAACTGTACTTGCTTGGACTGGTGTAGGTGCAACAGTTGATGCAATAAAAGCAACAGTATTGCCAAAGGGTGTAAATGCGTTTGAACTACTCATATTTGTGTCCTCAAGTTAAATTTAATGCACCCGCTATCTGGGTGTGAATGTTGTAATGCGTACTAACCCAATCGTAAAAATCATTCTCTGAATTAAAATTGACATCTAACATATTGAATGGATTTTGCAAACCTAAGTAAGTCGATAAGGCTTGATGTTCTACTTGATGAGCCAATAACCAATCATCGAGGTTATCTATGTTGGCATCCGTAATGGGAAATTTAGCATAAGTCTGCCCTCTATCTGTCAATGTTTCCCAAAACAAAAGGTGTTGCACACCATTTTCAAACAAAAACTCTCCTAGTGATTCTTTATCACCAAACTTTACAATGGAGAGCTGATCCATATTCATAGATCTGCTGGCAATGGTGTATTGCCATCCTTTAGCCATTTAAGGTATTCTTGATAATCTGTGTTGTCTTTATCAAATGGGATTACTGCGTTATCTGATAAACGAATGACAAAATTTAATTTATTAATTGTGTACAATTTATACATTTTATAACTCCGCAGATGCTGAATAAGATGCGTTTGCAATTACTCCAGATGCTAATGAAGCAAGAATTTGAAGATAACCAGCGGGTTGATTTGTATTGGCAACCACCGCTTGAATTGTTGCGTTAGTTTGCGTTCCACCGCTAAGTTGAGTTATTGTTGGAATTGTTCGCATAGTTACGGGACCGTAAAACGGTGTAATCATAAAACCAGGAGAAGGAGCTTGAGCGTTCATATTAATAACAGAATAATACCTTTGGCACAATGCTAGTTCAGTTCCGTATTGACGATACTCAAAACCAGATGCTTGAGAACCCACTTCAAGTTGAGCACCAGTAACATAAAAAGTTGCTCCGCTTGTTCCCACCACAGATACTGTTCCTGTGGGTTGTATAAAATTTCCTGTTGCCCAAGCACCAGCAGTTCCACTATAAGTTGAACCAGAACCAAGACCAAGTTGCACACGGCATCCCACCCCATTAGTTGCGCCAACCCAAGTTCCGCTAGTATCTCCAACAATAGGAATTGAAATAGTTGTCCAAGTATTTGCAACTGGAATTGAATAAGTAAATGGATAAGAGCGAGTTTGTGCAGAGTTTTGTAATGCACCGCCAAATGTTCCCGTCAACGATGAATATACTTGTAAAGACAACACTATTGGTTTTGCGTTTGCAGTTCCCCACATTAAATCCGCAAAATTGTAACCTTCAATTGGTTGTTGAAAACTAAAATAGTCTCCTGACAATACCGCATAAGAAGATGATGAAGTAAAACCTAAATAATTAGTAAAACCAATAGGAGGTGTTACAGAACCCGCATTTTGTTGCCAAGTTCCTTTTGATGGTTGAATACCAGAGTAAACCCATCTATCTATAGTGTATGCAAATGTAGCAGTTCCACTAGCACCCGCATTTCGTTGGTCAATCACCATCGCACCATTAATAATTCTATTTTTTAATGAGGATGCGTTACCTTGACCAAGTTGCGTATTTTGCGCTGGTGTACCAATCGACAATTGTGCAGCACTATTAATTGTCGTGTTGATTAAAGTTAAATTACCAATACTTGAAGATGAGTTACCAAGATTAACTGTAGTATTACCAAAAGTAACATTACCCGTTAAATTATTGAGGGTTGCAGTACCACTCAAAATGGTTACATTGGAAAGTGTAAGATTATTTAATGTTGTAACGGTTTGACCGAGAGCAGCGGTACTTGATCCGAGTACAATGGGTGTGGCAAAGTTAGCGTCTAATTGCGCTAAAGGAATTGACTGCGATGCCGTAGAAAATGTGTATGGGACTCCCGCCATTTAAAACCTCGTTCTTAGTTCGTGTTCAAATTCAAAACCGTTATAAGTAAATCCTGGCTCGTTACTAGATTGTATTGTCATTCCAAGATATTTACCATACTGTTTTGCGTCAGATTTGTATAAGGTATAACCACTCGTCAGCCATGTAATAAGAGTGCTAGATGCGTTAGTCCACCCAATTGTCTGAAAATTATTGTTTTGCCAATTCAAAACACTTGATAAAACAATGGCTGGACTCTTATTTGATTCACTATCCACCGTGACACTCAAAATGGCAGAAGAATTGATATTTGTGCCTTCAATACCAATTTTTAAGGCTTGTTTAGTTCGAATATTGTCATCCATCGGCATTAAAGCCGTTTGAACAATGCTCGATATATTATTAATGTTGTCGTTATACAAACGATACAATGTTGTACCATCCGTGCCAAAAAGAGAAATTTTACCCCCAACTGGAACGGTAGCAATGTAAGCCAGATTGTCATTCTGCGATGTAATAAACCATTTCTTCTCAAAAAATACCGCTTGAATATACCGATAACCTTTAGAAAAGTTTGCATCATAATACCTAAAATTAAACGCAGCACACAAAATGTTATTCAAAAGCACTTGTCCAGCATAAATAGGACTACTGAAGTCAATATTCGGAATCATACCGTCTAAACTATCAGACAATTTAGAAGTCGTTGAACCAACCAACGCATACATCCCGTAATCGTTCATAAACAGAACAGATCTAAAGTAAGGGAAAATAGCGTAAGGTCGTTTTGTTCCTACGGATGCCGACACGTTAGTGTTAGTAAAAATAGTAAATCCACCCGTCACCACTCGCACATCCGAGAACACGTTAATCGAGTCATCACCAAAAATGTACAAGAAATTATTGGCTGCTAAAATTTGTACAATGTTTCCATGCAGAGTTGAGTCAGTCAACGTCAAAGAACCCGCAGAAACACTCGTAAAATCGCTATAATAGCCCGCTGCGGAGTAAACAACTGTTCTTCCTTGTGCTACCCACACCCGACCACTAAAAGTTGCTACACCCACGTTTTGATTGGTATTGACAATCGGTTGTAAGACTGCCGTATTGCCACCCGCACCAGAAATGGTGACTGCAATATTGGCTGCATTAGAATAATTTGTCCCGTTATTCGTCATAATGACTTGGGTGATTGCATTGCCTTGCACAATAGCTTGAGCTACCGCACCCGAACCACCGCCACCAGAAATTGCAATCGTTGTATTTGCCGTATTGGTATAACCCGAACCACCGCTAACTACTGCAAACGCTAATGTGCCTGTGGCAAAAGTAGTAATACCCGCAATCGCTGACGCACCAGAGCCACCACCGCCCGAAAAAGTAATCGACACATTTGAGCCGTTGGTATAGCCTGTGCCACCGCTTAACAAAGAGATTGAACTGACATTACCATTCAAAAGAGTGGCTACGGCATTAGCTTGTGTTCCGCCCACTTGGTCTGGGGCAGAAATCACCACTGTGGGGGCTGAAGTGTAAGCATTACCCGCACTGGTTAAGGCAATCGTACCAATTGAACCTACGGCAACGGTATTGTTCCCATTCCAACTAAACAAACCCTTGCTTGGATCGAGAATCAACATCCGATCATTGTTATATTGTGAGTAAGTGATTCCAGAGTTGGAAAATGTACCCGCAGCCGCTACGTTGCCTGTTGCTAGAGTTTGAACATTGTAAAATTGTGCGCCACCATTTGCTTCAAACCCTACAATATAATCATACTGCCCTAAATTGACTGTGGCAAAAGTAGTGACCGTACTACTAAAAGTAACAATATTGCCCGTAGCATTGATAGCATTAGATACAGTAGGAACAATCTTTAAGTTGGCATAACCTACAGGCTGAACATTCTCTAGCCAACTAAACTCGTCATCTCCAATGGATGTACGGTTGGCTTTAGTGTTAAGACTCTTAAATTCCTTAACCACCTTATAGGATTTTTTCTGTTCTGCGCTAGCCATTTACATTCCTGTGCCATACATGGTCGGTATCCGTCTTGTAAACACAGAATTAAGGACTGATCGTATCTGTGTTGTGTATTCTTGTTTATAAATCTCTGCTTCACCAAAAGACTGTTCATAATATTTGGCTAAATAGGCTGCGTAAAATTTAACGGTTGAACTGTATGGATCATTAATCGAATCAGTGGTTGTGGCTGACGTTAAACTTAACGCATTGGGCAACACCACACAATCTACCTCAATCTGGTAGGTTTGATCGGGTACTGGTCCTAAATAAATACGGTCTTGACTGTAAATACTAAATGCCAAAGGTCTGCCAATGTAATTCTGCCAGAAACGCATCTTGGCATTAAATTGTGACCACTGTGCATAGTCAAGAGGTACTCTCGTATTGCCCCAATACAAATTAATATTAAGAACATCGAGTACCGTATTGCCAGCAGAAATTGACAATGGCATCGTTGCCAAGATTGACGATAAATTCTCGTAAGTAATAATTTCGCAATTACCCACATACAAGAGTGTGGCAGTACCGTCTGCAAACGCAGTTGCTGGTGGGTAGTTACTATAATTGTTATTGTTTGAAGCTGGGTACGGAGGCGCACTAGAACCACTTGTTCCGCCTGTGACATATTGATAGATAAAGATATTGCTGAAAACAAATTGTCCAGCGGTAACAGTAGCGTTAGCCACCCACGCAGTAGGTGTCCCGCCTTGAATAAACGGCACTTGGGTTACTGCGATTTGTCGTAAACACCCTGTGTCACGAACTACACGCTCCCTTGCCGAATTAATATAATCAGTTAACTGTTGTTGAGTATAGAAATTAAGGTTGGCATCGTGCAACAATCGTTGAACATCGGTGAGATAGCTCTGTAAGGTTGCCATGTTTTATTCATAGTTTAAACTGCTTTAAGGATTTTTCCCCTCGCTTGATGTGAGTCAGGCAAGGGTACTCTCTCCACCAACGGGGATAACGATTGGTTCTTTTTTGGTCGTTCAAGTTGGATATCGACCAGAGCAAGAAGTTTGTGTCCTTCTTTATAATCTAGCCCACTTTTTACCCAACCTAAACGAGTCAAATACGGTTTTTTGTCTTCTTGATCGTAACCAAAAACATGGATTGCAATGGCTAAGGGTACTTCTACGCACTCTCCTTGTGGGAAATCATAAAATTTACCATCATAACCATCACACACTTCGTGTTCCGTGTTATTCGTCACAAATACAGTAGTCATGCTATCCCCAAACAAAAATTAAAATGTTACAACATCACCAAATACTGAAATGTTCACAGTATTGTTATTACCAGAGGCGGTATTTACATTTAAAAATAACGCATTGGTTGTCACACCCGATACCGCAGTGTTGGTGCTATACGGTGCTGCAATGGTCAAATCAACATACGTTCCCGCAGCCGTTAAGTTGCTTAAAAGCGTACTTGCAACTACCGCATTAGAAATATTACCATCATTGGAAGTGGTAATTGAAACGTTTGCATTTGACAAGGTGGCTGATGGGTTATTAAGAGTAATTCTACGCAAAATAACACCACCAGAATTGGCTACCGCAGAGTTCTTTGTCAAACCACCACTCAAAAAAGGAATGGTGGCTACGGCATTACCCGTTGCAGATAAAGAAACTGCACTTGCAAAACCAATTCGACCATTACCAAAACTGTCAAGCGTAAACTGTGCAACTGATTCTGGATTAGCCATTGTTTTCTCCTTAACTTACAAAAGTAGAAGAAACGTTTTGACCACCGTTGACAGTGTACATAGTTATTGACTGGTTGGTTACTGTTGCATTTGCACGAACGTTGTAACCATCAGAAATGACTGTACCGCCAGAGTTTGAAGCAATGTAAGTTGCCCAACTATTGTTGTTTGAGCCACTATTCACTTCAATTGCAACGTTACCACCAGCCGTCACGGGCATGATATACAAACCAGCGGGAACGTACTGAGCAGCTAATGTACCAGCGTTCATCGAGGAAGTATTACCAATACCGATTGCAGAAATCACTACTGTTTGCGGGTAAGCGCCAGGAGTGTTGGTATTTGCATTTGCTAATAAGATTTTATTTAGACCGAGTGCCATGTTATACGCTCCTTATAGTGAAATTGAGTTATAACCAGTGACACGGGTCATT